TTTTAAAATCTTAGATGGTAGTCTATAGGTCTCATCCAATACGATTCGGTTCCCTTCTTTTTCTATTAACGACTTAGGGTCACCACCAGAGAATTTGTAAATACTTTGTTTGTCGTCGCCTGCTATATATGTGTGTTTAGTTTTTGTAGATAACTTGTTAATAACCTGCCATTGCAGCGGACTTAAGTCTTGGCTCTCATCAACAAAAAGATAATCGTTTTTGGGAGTGTGTTCACTGTTATTGAAAACTTCCAACTGATCTGTAAAGTCATATTTATTTTTCTCATACTTATATTTATAATAAAACTCATTAAAATCAACAAATTCTTTTGTAGAAATTGATGAATCTATCTGTTGGGCTAACACTTCTTCTTCGGAACATAACATGTTACGCATAAGACCATTGTAGTATAAAAGTTTATCTCCTTTTAGATTAGAAAAGAAACTGGTTTCTTTTTGCCAAGATGTTGCTGTAGCTAAACTACCTGTTATGGTAAGACCTATAAGTTCTCCCATAATTTTGTAGTCTTCTCTGTTCAGCATTTGTTTACGAGGAATACGTCTGTAACAATAAGCATGCAGTGTGCTAAAACCTTCTAAGTCTTTTTCATTGCAATCAAACTTAGCAACAACACGATCAATAGCTTCTTGTGCACCTGACTTAGTAAAGGTTGTAAAACAAACTTTACTAGGATCTGTATGCTCTAAGCATTCTTCTAGTTTGTTAATAAGTGTAGTAGTCTTACCAGTGCCAGCACTTGCTACATAGATTGTTGTTTTTCCATCAGACATTTTACTTTGTTCCAGTATGGTATTGTTGATTGTTTTTTGTACCCATTAGGTCCACCGTTGTGTATACGAGCTATATCTTCTAGAGTAACTGGTCTTCCCAGTCTTTCTTCTGTAGCATAGCGATTCATGTAAGCACGAAATATTTTTATAGATGTTAGTTCATCAAAAGCATCTGCATGTTTCCAATTTTCATTAGAATAGTTGGCTGCGTCTCTTACGTATCCTGGATGCATTTGCAACATACCAAGTGCTTCAAAGTTATCTCCTACAGCTCTAGGATCTTGACCAGATTCAATCATTGCCAATAACATTATAAAACTAATAGGAATCTTCATTGCTTAAATCTGGCATTGGTAGTGAAGTGTCAAGGTGTAGATATCTATTATGTACACGCCAACACCTTATTTGTGTTCTTTTAACTGCAACACGAGTAGTATCACCTTTAAGTGTTCTTTTGAGTGTGGACAACAATTTGTTATCTGGCAACTCTGAAAACCGTTGTTGGTTTAAGTACTCTTTTAAATCAATCATTCTAAAAAGATACCACCCATCCGCTTGCTTGACTGGTCCGTTTCGTATATGATCTATTTCATCGCTTGCACTTGAGCAAAACATAGACAGATACTCTACGAACTGTCCTACAGGTGTCATTTCGAACGGTACATCAATTTGTGTACAGTTCTTTAGCAACAAATTCTGTTGTTTAATCCAATCTTCTTGTTTGATTGGTGGGTATTTAAACAATAACCGTTCCATTACTTTTTGGTTAAATTGATTAAATATGTCAAATTCTGCTGTGGTTAATTGTATTTCTTCATCATCTAGTGTTAAGAACCACAATGGTGGGTCACTTTTTAATTGTGTAAGTGATCTGTTGTTGGGTAAGAACTCTTCTGTTCCGATGCCGTGTCTTCGTTGTCCGCACAGTTTAGCATCACAATAACGACATAGTGGTTCTTGTGCACATTGATACTTATAGTCTTTTCGTTCGTATGAGCTTACAATTGCATCTACTTCTTTGTCAGGTAATGGGTCAGAAAACTTTTTATTAAATTTATGTACTTGTGTTTTCCACTCAGTAGGTTCTGCTTTCTTTAAGTACACAGCTACATTAGACAGTGTAATGTTACGATTCTCAGATTCTTTAGTTCTGTGTTGGAATATGTAGTTGAGACATGGGGGTCCTTCAGGTAGCAGTTCTTCAGCTAACGCAGGAACAGAAAGTAGATCAAACTGTTCCTTTGTTAGTTTTTTATTTTTTATGTACTGAATAAATTCTTCTGCGTTTAGACTTTTTTTGTTGCCGTCCATCGCATATTGTAGTGTGGGTGTACCAGAGTATGGCATGTTTAACCAGTTACCATATTTACTGTCGTCTTTACGGTTACCGATTTTAGGTTGCTTTGGATATATTTCACACACGCCTTGACCAAAGAAAGCTGAAAAAGATTTTAGTTTGTCAATCATACTTTTTGCAGATATAGCTTCTGCTACAAACAAGTAAATATGAGCACCACCAGATTTAGACCTACACACTGTGAACGGTAGGTCATGTTCGTATATGGCTGTGTGTATTTGTTCTATTGTGTTTTTATTTTGGTATACATCTACATCAAGACAACCCCAGCCTACTTTGTTATTGTCAAGTATTGGAGTGGTGCCAATAAGTTTCTTACCAGACAGGTGTTGTTCCCATATTTCTACAGTTGGTTCTGATTTTACAAGAAATGATTTTGAATCTTGTTTGCCATCTCTGTCTCGTACTTTGCCTGTTAACATAGTCTGCCCATGTACATTGGGGTTGCAGACAAACAGGTCTTTAAATTTTATTGCTAATTCAGTAATTGGTATCATAAAAAGAAAAAAAACCCTAGGGGCATAAGCCCCCAGGGAAACATATATATATTATTTTACTTTAGAATGGAGCCACATCTGTGCTCGTATTAAGTAGTTTAGGCTCTTCAGCAGTTTGCAGGAGAGGAGTATCCCCAGCTTTAGCGTAACCAGCAGCAGCGAACGTAAGAGCTTCTTCGTCAGCTTCAAAGTCAAGGACAGTGTTTTTACTAAACTCGAAGTTGTAGTAATCATCACCATTCTTGCTTGTTTCCAGAACTGTCGAGAGTTCCCATTTTTGTGCGTACAACGGTGGTACGACTGTGGAGTGTTCGCCATCATATTTGAATCTATTGATATCTGAGGTTAATTTACGAGATACACGAAGTTGTGAAGAAGTAAACGGAATGATTGCTTCTTCCCATACACCGTCAATCTGAGCCAGTACAAACCAGTATGTGGTAAAGCGTAACTCGTTGTCACCGAGCCATTCGTCATACTGACGCTCTCTACCTTTCTCATACTTAGAGTTTGTTACAATGTTTAAAGGATGTGTAGCTACATAGCCACCGCCCTTGTTGCGTGGAATCCACTCAGTGTATACTGATTTTGTATATACAGGTATAATACTTAGTGGTTTTGTTAGGATTGATTTACTCTTGGCAAAGAATAAATCGCCAGCTTCTGACCCCTCTACGTATTCGTCTTTTTGTTTCTTCAATTGAGGAGACAGATCCTGAAGGATCCTAATGAATGGCATAGAAGAACCTGTGTCTAGGTTCTCTGTGCCTTGTCCTGATACTTTAGTTATATCAAACGCCATAATGTTCTTATTTCTTTGTTCTTAGTTTATCTTTGCTCGTTTGCCTTGGTAGATACCAAATGCTTTTTTGGGCAAAGTTTCTGCCAGCTCTGGATTTTCCAGTGCGTCACGACAGAAAGCCTTGAGCGTCATGTTGTGGATACCGACTTTGACAGCGGCTTCTACTTCATATTGCTCTTTTAAAGTTTGAATGATGTCCTGAGCAATGGCATCGTCGCCACGTCCCAGACTAACACTAATCTCATTTTTAATAATAGATTCATTGTCAGTTTCTCGTAGCCATTCAAATGCTACGTTAGGATCCGTAATACGAGCATCAACAAAATCTTTGATTTCAATCTTTCTACCATTGGTTAGCTTAAGTGTATCAACACCTGCTTGTTCCATAAGAGTTGGTAGACTGTCTTCAGCAATTGTTTTGCGTGCTTGTTTAAGTACTGAAAGCTCAACCTCTGTTTCAGAGATTTTAGCTTCAAGAGCATCTAGTTCGTCAGCTAATTGTATTAAGTCTGACATGTTAATGTCTCTAGGTTTAGTGTACTCAGGTTCAGATGTTAGTTCAAAATCTGAGTCAACTAATATTAAGTCTTCTTCTTTATTTTCTTCAGTCATTGGTTTTATAGGTTGTGCAAAGATCAGCACAGTGTGCGTATCCTGCTATGTCAATCCAGTTATCTCTTTTGTTTTTAAATGCAGTTCGTGATAACTTGAGGGCGATCATCATTGCACCGACCTCACTGGAAGTCAAGTCTGTATTTAGTTTATTTTCAAGAAGTGTCGACCATATGGTCGCAATTCGTTTAAAGTCATCTTGTGGATGACCATAGTCTGACTGTCTGTCGCCATCTACAAGGCGTGCAGCTTCTATTAGTATTGAATCACTCATAAGTTTGGTTCTATTGTTATAGTTCTTTTGTCTAAGTCAATTTCGACATTTGAAAAGTCTTGACTGCTAACAGCATGTGCTACTTGAGCATCTGTGGTTGCAGTTACTTGGTATGTTTCTGTTACTGTGAATGTTGTTTCCATATTAACACCAGGTTGGTCCTAAGTCTATGTCCGCTATTACTGGGACTTTGAGAGGTATTGCTTGTTCCATAATTTCTTTTAGTTGATTTGATTCTTGTTCATTACTAACCATAGCATTTATCTCATCATGTACTGGTAGTCGTAAGTCAAAGCCAGCTTTGTAAGCATGGACCATTGCAACTTTGGCTTGGTCAGCAGCACTACCTTGTATAAGTCTATTGAGTGCTTTGGATGTGAAGGCACGGAATATTTCTTTGTCTTCCCATTTAGTTTTAGCATGACCATATGTTTTTACTGGTTTGTCTTCAAAGCTTGGTGTCCAAAAGTCAAAGCGTGCACGACGACCAAGTATAGTTTTGATGTAGCCACGTTTACTTGCCATGTTCATTACATTGTCAAAGAGTATTTTTAGGAACGGAGCTTCTTTATTAAATTTTCGCATTGTTGACGTGCAAAGTTCATCTGAGATCCCAAGTGTCCTTGCCATTTTCTGCTTACCCATCCCATATGAAATCCCAAGGCAAAGCATTTTGCAGGTGTCGTAAGGTAAGCCAGTCGTTTTCTCAAAGAATGTATATAGTTTTTCACCGTTGTTGAATGCTGCTAGTGCTTGTTCTGCTCCTGGTAGTGGTCTTCCAAATTGTCCAAGTAATGCGTAATGCACTTGCAGTCTTGGTTCTTGACTGCTGTAATCAGCCTTGCACCAAAGCCTACCAGGCTCTGCAATATAAAGCGATCGTATTCGTTTTCCAATTTCCGAACGCTTTGGCACTTGTTGCATGTTAGGATTTGATGAAGACAATCGTCCAGATCTTGTACCGCCTTCATCAGAGGCTGTTTGTCGGAAGTCTGCGTGGATTCTGCCATTATGATTTTGATTAAGGATTATGTCTTCGACGAACACTTTGCGAAGACGATTGATTGACCTGACCTCTTGTATTTTTTTTATTTGAGGGTGTTCACAGGCATTAAGAAAATCTTTTGCTACTGAGTAATTACCTTTGTCTGTTCTTGGGACTTGTAGTCCTAAACTTTCGCAGTACTTACCAAGCTGTTGTGGTGACCATATATCTAAGTGTTTAAACTCATTCAATAACGCACTCTCTCTGACTTTAAGATCTTTGTTGAATTGTTCTGCTGCGTCTAGGTCAACAGGTACTCCCATACGTGACATGTATACAAGTACAGGTATGAGTTCACATTCTAGGTCCCAGACGTCCCAAAGTCCTTCTTCTTTAAGAACTGGTATTTGGTGTTGGTAGACATCATATGTAAGTCTAGCATCTGCTTCAGCGTACTTGCCGACATGTCTAGCAGGTAGCTTCCACATTTCTGACTTAGCTGATACTTCGTATTCTTTTGCTGCTTGTTGCAGTCCATCTTCTTTCTTTCCTTTCTTTAAGTATTTCTTTGCAATTGAGTCTAACGAATAAGAAAACTTTTCTTCGTCAATAAGTGCTTCTGCTACTTGTACATCCCTGACTGGGCAAGAGACCTTTATGCCTAAAGTCTCTAGCCAGCCAAGGTCATAAGTGGCGTTAGCCATTATGATTTCATCTGCACACTTTATTACACTCTTTACATATGAAAGCACTATATCTTTATCTAGGTTGTCCCCACCGAAGTGGTTGAACGGTAGATAGACGTGTTGGTGTTTATCTGCCAACGCAACACCAACCACAAAACCATCGTTTCTTTTGTAACCAGGACCTGACTTTTTAATGTTAGGGTCACTAGTTTCTAAGTCAATTGAAATGACGGTACCTAGTTCAGGAAGTATTGCTGGCGGAACCCAATTAGTCTTTGGTTCAAACAGAGGTATCTGCATCGTTTAGTTCTTCGTTCTTTCTTATTACTTTGTTCATCTTGAGCCAAGGTTTCTTTGCACATTCTGCATCTATTTCTTCTTGAGTCTTTTTTCGTATGAGTCCTTTGTCTATTGCATTTTGAGCAATGATTTTATACTCATAATATGGATCTTGTTTGTAGAGTTCAGGAGCTTTTGCGTCCATCATCTTAAAGATTCTTTTTATCGATTCACTGTTTGTTTCGTACATAATATAAATTGGCTGGGTTGCCCCAGGTTATCTGGATAGATGATGAGAACGTAACTGCATCAGTTGTTGTGCATCGATGTCCAGACCACACAATTTGTTCACTGCAGTGTGGCGTCGCAGAGTTTCTAAGGCTCCCTTTGTGGCTAAGCCAGCTTGGGAACGAGTTGGAAATAGTTAATAAATTCTTTAAAACCCTCATTATCAAGAACGAACTCTCTTTTGTCATGATTGTATATACTGTACCTTTGAACAACAAGTCGTTTAGTTT